AGCATCGAAACTAGCAAATTCTGTTTTGCTACGCGATAAACGTTCTGCAGATATAGAACCCGATGCTGATTGAATTTGTTCGATATTTTTATATTGTGTTAACATTAGCTAATCTCTTGATTCCATTCATCTACATTTTTACTAGCATCAGTAATAGACCAATAGGATTGTATTGGAAGAATTGTATGAAATGCACTATCTTCATTTTGTCCTGCAAATGCACCTATAGAAAAATAATCTCCTATTTCAAAATCAGAATTCTGAATTGTTATGTCTATACTTAAAGTTTGTTCTTCATATTGACCTATGCTACCAAAATTATCCGGATCTAAATTACTAGTATTTGCAAATGGCCCTCTAAACAATTTATTTAATGCCGGCGGCCATCCTCCGGCCGGTATTTCTGGCGAGTTTTTAATAATAGAAAAATAAGAAGTTCCTATAGCCCCATCTTCAAACGAATCAAATCTATGTCTAATTTGTATTCTAAAACGTAAATCTATACCGGCTTCTTTTATTTCTTTAGTAATTTGATATTGATTAGTAGATTTTTGTGGTGCACCGGATTCAACAAAATCCATAAGAATCCCGGAATATTTTTCTCCTTCCCACCAACTACCGGCCGGCAAATTAATTCTTCTAGATTCTGACGGTCGATATCTAGCAAATGTCGTGTCAGTTTCAAGTCCAAATTCAGGCACGGTTAAATCAATATTAACTTCCGTATCTGCAATAATTCTAGTAGTTGCAGGAAATTTAAAATATTGAAATTGCGTATCTAAAACTTTTAAAACTGAATTAAGTGTTATACGTGTTGCAACTGGTTCAATTATTAGTAATGGATTTGTTTCCGAGTCTTCCTGCAATTGTACGTTTCCAGCTTCATCTCTAGGAACAATATTCATATCATTCGACGTTACAGTTAAATTGCCTTGATATTTTGCAATCTGTTGTAATTGTAGCGGGTCTCGTAATCTAGGGTTTAATCGTATTGGTCTTAACATTATCTAACTACTTTAAAATATACATCATCGTCTACATACTGTTCCGTAAATCCATCTTTAATTTTGAATTGTAAACGATAATATCGTTCTGGCATAAAACCATTCATATCAATGTAGATGTAATTACTAGTATTATCACAACTTACTTTAGTATAAATATCATCGTACGGAATTATGACTTCATCTGTAGCTGCATCTAATATTGTGTAAAATGTAGTAGCCGGTAAACGTTTAACGGTTTGTAATGGAAATAAATTTGTAGGAGATTTTTGTGGGTACTTATCACGCGTATAAATACGTAATTTAATTATTTCAGTATCTCGATATTCAGGTTTTAATTTAGTAAATACGGTATATGATTCTAAATTAGCAGCAGATAATGATGATGAATAATATGTATCATCCCAATACATTGTAAGTTTAGGAACATAAATAGTATGAGTTTCGCGACTAAAGAAATTAATATATCCTGTTACTGCGTTATTTGATTCATCCGCATCCGAAAACTTAAGAATAAATCCATTATTGTCAATTGATTGACTGTTACTACCACTTATCCATTTTAAAATTAAACCAGATACGTCTAATGATAAATCTGTTGTTTGATATGAAAATGCCTGTGAACTAGAAAATGAAGTACTACCCGTACTATATAACCAACTTCCTCCAGCTCCCGATCCCGATACTCGTATACCTGATGTGCCTAGATCAATTTGTTGAGAACTAGAAATCCATAAAGAACCTGATTGTGAATCCAAAGACCATGATGTATATGGAGTTGCCCATTGAACACCGTTTGAAATTATTGGATTTGCTGAAACAAACCCAGTACCATTAATCCATGGCTGTGCAATCATTTTTGCGTCAAGTGTATATTGTGCTGGTAAATTTTTAGCGGTACTAGTATAAAGTTGCAATACAAATTTACATGAATTTACATTAGCTGCATATTTAGACGCAGCAGCTGTAATTTCAGACATATCAAATTTAACAAGTGCTCTAGATTTTTGTAATGTTTCGCCGTCTGTACCTAAACGTTTACCAATTTCTAGAATTTCATCTAAACCGGTATTAAGATTTTCAGAACTTTCATATACAGTAGCATCTGATTCAGCGTAAAATATTCTAAACATAATATACTTTTAGTATAAATATTCAAAACTTAATAACTTACTACTCGTCCGCGGATATCTTGATTAGGAAATTTAACTTCAAAAATGCTAGGATCTAATGAAGGATAAATTACACCATTACGGGTTGCAGTCTGAAGATCATAAATATTACCGGAATAGCCAGATGCATCATCATATAAATTAGAAAATTTAACTCCGATAACACTTTGAACACCTTTAATATTAGCCAACGTTGTAGTTATATCAGATTTAATTATAGGCTGATTAATTTGCCAACGATCTATATTAAAATATGTTTTTAATGAATCAATGCATTTAAGTAATACTTCATTACTATTATAATTCGGTAATACAGAAATTTCAAAATCAATTCCGATATTAATTATAAATGCATCTTTAATATTTACGGCATCTGTTAATATTCGATAATAACCTAAATATGTTTTTAAATTTTCTTTAATTGCTTGATTAAGTTCTACCAATTGTTTAGATTGATTATAACCTAAAACATACATATTCATTGCTAATGGATTTGCAATACGATTTTCTGATGCATCTTGTTGAGATAATTGATCATCTGGTATGATATATGCTTTTGCAACACTTCCAAATTTGGCCGGCATTGAATATGTACGTATAACATAATCATCTCGGGTAACTAAACGATTTTGTGTAGCAAATGAAGCTAATGCATTATTTTTGATATCAGCTGTACTTTCTGCCGATTTAGCACCAGTACCTGGTTTTGGATTTGAAACTGCTAATGATGTTTTTACAAAATTTAACATTGATGCATTAGCAGTAGAATTAATATTTGATATGTATGAAACATTATCAATATTAGTCAAAGAATTTGCATCAACATTTTCAGAAATACCATTGGATACAACATATGTTATTGTTAATGTAGTATTAGATGGTGCCTGTCCATATGTTCTAGTATATAAAAAATTAGCTGGATCAATATCTATGTCAACAGATCTACGTACATTTGCTAATCCATTTCCTACATTGTCTGCATTAGGAATAATTTCTTCATCATTATTATCAGAAATACCAGAACCAAATTGCAATTCTAGACGATTATCACTTCGTAAATTTGTAATAAAACGCTTTGCAGTTTTTTTCATTTTTAATAAACTAGGAACATTTGATCTATATTGTGATAATTCTGGATCATTTTCTACCAAATTTGGCACCGATTCAAATATAGTATCTTGTGCTAAGTATGGAACTTCATACCAATTATCGCCATCAGTCTCTTTTACTGATATAATTTCTACAATATTTGTGTCATTTAGTAAAATTTTATCAAATGCTATTGGAGAACCAAAAGTAAATGATTGCGTTTTGATTTCTCCTGATACTGCGTTTATTTTTTTCTTTAATAGGAAATAGGTTGGTGTTTTTGTTGCAGAATCTATATCATAGATCGTAACATCTGTTGTGTCATATGAAGAAGAATATGCAAAATTAATGTCATCCAATGTGCGAAAAACTGTATTAGTGCCCGTAGTTGATCTTACACGCATTCCTGGTTGTATTGATAACGCATAATTAAAATCAGGAACTACATTAGCACCTGAGCCCGATGCTGGAACAATTTGAAATACTTCTAATTCAACATGTGCCGGGGAAGCTGTTTTTGGTTTATAACCTAATGTTCTGCATAAATCATATATATTTGCTTGTTCAACTGCTTGTTCTAAAAAAGATTCTCGTAAATTAACATCGGTATAAAAACTTAAAACATCTCCTACATATGCAGCCATTTCTAAAAACAACATACCAGGTGACGCCGGACTAAAATCAGTATATGATGTTGGAAAATATTGTCTTGTAAAATCTATTAAATTTTGTCTAAATTGACTAAAATCTTTTCCTATATATGATATATCTTTTTTAGTTTCCATGTTTTATTCCGTTAAGTAGTTATAGTACCAGTATCACTAACATTTAATGTTAAGTTAGAAGTTGCAATTCCATTAATGTTGTATGTTATTTTGATTTCCACGTTATATTTTAAATTCGGATCATCTTCAGCAGTCGTTACAGCTACATCAATTAAATTAATATTAGGTATCCATGCATCAACGGCATCTACAATGAAATCTACAATTATAGATTTTAAATCAGAATCGTTAACATTAGGTTCAAATACTAATTCTCGTAGTCTGCAGCCATATGTAGACCATTGTCCGGTACGTTCTCCAGGGTATGTAAGTAATAAATCTTTTAAATTTATTTGTGACTGTAATATTACGTCATAAACTGGTTTACTTAAAAAATAACCATTTATCCGTATTCCATATGGCGTGGGGTTAGTATTAAAATCAACATCATTTAAAGAAAAAACTTCATATGCCATTATTTTTATCTACCTTTCTTTTTGTCAATTGCCTTCATTAATGCAGAATAATCTCGAGTCATTGCCTTTTGAACTGCAGGATCAACTTCAAATGTTTTACCAGTTTCTGGATCATTCATTACTTGCGGAGCTGCAGGTTGTTGACCGGTTCGAAGCATTCCAAACCCTTGTGCATCGGCGGACGTAAAACTTAAATCTTGATAATTTTCATTCATCATATCTGCAAAACTAGATACAGATGGCGATGATTCTTTTATAGAAGTAGTTTCATTTAAAATATTAGCAAATCCCGTACGTTGAAATTGAACTTTGTTTTTTGCTGGAGTTTGTTGTACCGGTTTTCCTGTTGCCTTATTAACTGGTATTTGATGTGTAGATTTCATCTCGTTAATAGTAGATTGTAACCCTTCGCGAAGTATTTCAGTTAATTCTTCTTTAATAACATCACGTACGGCTATTTTAAGTGCTTTAATTAATGTTTTTGAATCCATATGATAACTTTAT